GCCATGACGCCGCCTGACCCTCGGGCAGCCCGGCGCCTGGAGTATCCCAGTCGACATATGTCGATACTTCTGGATATTCTGGAGAAGTCCCATCCAAATGGCGTTCCCATCGACACGATCCGGGACGCATTCTGGCCAATCGGACGGCTGCCAGCAAACTGGCGCACGGTTATCGTTGTGAACATAGGCCGGGTTCGTGCAGGATACGGCGCTCAGATCACCAACCAGGGTGGTGTGGTCACCCTTATGGGGTATCTCGATGCCAAGGAATGACGCCCCCGTTGATGGCGGCCTGACCCACAAGTTCCAGCCCGTGGCCTATCGGTTCCACCGGGGTGAGACATGGTATTGGCACGAAGGGTTTACCCCTGGCTGGGTTTGGGATCTCGTTGAAAAGGGCTACGCCATTATGGCCACCCGGCGCGAGGAAAACCAATTCACTCTCCTCGCCAAACTGATCAAGAGGGACTGATGGGCCAGTCGGAAGACATCCTGTTCTACGCCCTGCTAGCCGTGGCCTCCGCCAAGACAAAGGAACAGGCCCGCAAGACGGCCCTGGACGCATTGGACAAATACAAGAAAAGCCACCCCGCGATGATTTCGTGGAGCGGCTATCAGACATGGACGGCGCCTTGCCGGGCTAGCCAGAAGAAGTAGCCAGCCCGGCGGCGATCGTGGCGTAGCCAATGGCGTCTACGTAGTCGTCCGGGTTCAGGCGCCCATTCATCGTCCGGGCGATCTTCAGCAGCACCATCATCTGGGCGACGTCCTGGGCGGTGATGGTGATGAACGGATCATCGTAAGCATACTTCCTAGCCGTCAGATAAGCGCACCATAGGCCAGCGATGGATTCAAAATTCTCCGCAAAGTCCCCATGCGTCTCCCGCCGATCTCCCTGAACGATCTTGCCGGCAGTCTCCCAGGCCGCCTTGGCGGCTTCGTAGTGGTCAGAACTCATACTTCACAATCTCCGGAAATTTCTTGGTGTAGTTCACCGTGATGTAGTGAGGCACCTTCAGGCTATCCGTCCGCTCCAGGGCAGCCTCCACGCTCCCTGGCGGGACATCGTCAGGGTTCCGCCTGCGCCACCAGTGATCGGCCTTCGTGCGCGCAAAGCCTGGATGCTCCAGGCAGATATACTCATCCACGCGACGGATGCCGACGTAGTAGGACACGCGCATCGCCGGGATGCCAGACTTGGTCACATACCGGCTGTAGCTGACGTTCTTCACCTTCATCAGCATGGACGGCGTCTCAGTGGACATCATCGGGCCGTCATAGGCCACGTTGGTGGACTTCCTCTCCGCCTCCGGGACCGGGAAAACATACTCGCACTGCGGGCACACCTTCGCCCCCAGCGGGATCAGCCCATTGCACTCCGGGCACCGCTTGATGGGCGCCATCGCGGCCACCCCGCCCTTCTTCCTGGGCGGCATGACGGCATCGATAAATCCATGACGGATGACGTTTCCACCGAAGTCCACGATGAGGCAGTCCTCCTTGCCGGGGGCAACGCGCAGCCCCCGTCCAGCCATCTGGACATACAGGCCCGGCGACAGCGTCGGGCGCAGCATCACCACGGCGTCGATCGCCGGATAGTCAAAGCCCGTGGTCAGAACCTGACAGTTGACCAGGGCGCGGATCCTACCGTCCTTGAAGGCACCTATGACGGCGTCCCGGTGCGGGGCGCTCATATCCCCGCTCACCACGCTGGAAGCCACTCCACGGGCCTTCAGGGCGGTGCTGATGGCCCTGGCATGCTCCACCGTAACCGCGAACACCAGAATGGCCTTCCGCCCCTGGCACCGCTCCACAATGGCATCCGCATGAGGGTCCACCAATTCCATGGCGGACATGATCTGGCCCAGGTCAGACAGGCTAAACTCGCCCGCCGTCCGCTTCACGCCCCGTAGGTCCACCGTGGCGCCGTGCTTGCAGGTCAGGCGGCTCAGGTAGCCCCGGTTGATGAGATCGGCCAGATTAGCCTCATAGCTGATGCCATCGAACATGGCCTCGTCGCCCTCGTGCAGCATCCCGCTCTGGAGGCGATAGGGTGTTGCCGTCAGGCCGATCAACTTCACGTTCGGGTTGGCCTGGGCAGACTTCATTAGGAACGAAGAATACATCCCCGTATCATTACGGGGTATGAGATGGCATTCATCCACGATAACAAGGTGGAATGAACCGAAAAACTCTTCGCGACGGTAAATCGACTGGATACTGGCCACGGTGATCTGGTCGATCTCCCGGCGGTTCATGCCGGCGGAGTAGATGCCTATCGGCGCGGACGACAGGTTCCGCGCATACCATACCTCCTGAATCTTGGCAGCGTCCTGTTCCACTAGTTCCTTGACGTGGGTGATGACCAGCACCTTCCCGCCGGGATTGTCCCGGCAGAATTGGTGGATGATCTCGGCCAGGATGACAGACTTCCCCGACCCGGTAGGCGTGACGATCAACGGCGCCACGCCCCCGGTTGCGAAGTAATCATAGACCGAGTTGACCGCGTCGGTCTGATAATCACGCAGGATCATCTTTTACCTCGTACGGAATCACCTTGGCGCCCCACCACAGGCTCTTGATGTTCTCCACTAGCTGATCCGCCACGGTAGACGACGTGCAAATGGCCAGTTCCTCGCTCAGGTAGCCCGCCGTGAAATCCTCCGGGACCATCTCCCTGGTGCAGTCCTCCGTGATGTTGGCGAACATCGTCCCGTTGGTCTTGTGCTTGTATCCAACCCAGTCATCGGACCCATCCACTACATCAGCGTATGGCACTAGATCAGGGATAAACAGATGCGACCCGCAGGCATCCTTCTGATCCTTGAAGGATAGAACCTTGCTGAATTTCTCACATATCCAGCCCTGGCCGGCCAAATCAGGCGTGGCATGCACACAGGTGCGGCAGTTCTTCTGTGCCACCTGATTGCTATGGCAGACGCCATAGTGGTTGCACATCTTGCACTGATACCACGTGAAATCCGTGCTGACCGGTGTCAGTGGCTTGGTCGCGTTGATCACCCGTTCGGCGCGCTCCACATAGGTCGTGGCAGCCACCTCATCAAAGTGGACCCACTCACTATACAGGTCGTCGTTGTCCTTGTTCACGGCGAGATACAGGGCGCGGTCCAGTTCGGCGAACAGCATGTAACACTGCATCTGCGCCCAGTGCTGCGGCTTCGAGACAAGCACACCGTCTTTCATCAGAGAATTAAACGACTTGGACGAATGCGTCTTGAACTCCGTGATGGCCCAGGCCTTCGGGGCTTCCGGGAAGCCACGCCCGATGCCATCGCAAGAACCGCCGAAATGGTTGCCCAGCGTAGAGAAATAGAACTGCTTCCCCGTGTCTGGGTCACGCTCCAGAACCTCTACGCCAATGGCCCGCAAGTCAGCCAGGAACCGGTCCTCGGCCAAGTGACCCGTCTGGAACAGGCGCCGGATACGCCCCTTGATTTCCGGGGTGCTGGCCCAGCGGAAATTATACCAAAGCTGCCGATCGCACGGGCCGCCAATCTCAGAACAGCCCAGGTGCAAACGCGGCTCGTCAGTCTTCGCCTCATACCATTCCAGAATGGCGTTGGCGGTCGTGTGGCTTTTCTTAGGAACTGCCGTCATGCTTCGAGATCCGATATATAGCTGTTGCTCTCGCGGCAGTTTCTATGCAGCCGCTCGCCCGCCCATGCGCTTTCCAATGGCTTGCCGCACTTCAGGCATTTCCTGACCTTGGCGACATGCCGCTCTTTCTGGCGCTTGATCAGTTCCGGGTAATACATATTGTCTTTTGCAACGTATTCCCAATCCATGTATGCCTCCCAGAGAAAGCGGGGCCGAAGCCCCGCTCTTTACTGATCAACCACGCTTCCAGACCGGCGCCTTCCGCTCACCCTGCGGCATCGGCGTCACCTGGGCCGTCTGTGCCGGCGCGGTGTTCACCTGACTGGCCACGCCGGTCGTCTGAGAGGACGAGTAGCCCTTGATCTCGTTGCTGGCGGGGTAGCCCTTGTCCTCGGGCTTGATATGCACATCCACAAACAGCGGGATGTTGTGCAGTTCTTCCGTCTCGGAAATCATGCCCCGCTTGCCACAGGCCTTGCCCAAGGCACTCAGGTTCGACCGCGCGATATCCTCGGTCTTCTTGCTCTTGTTGACGATGTTCATCCGCTCCCACAGGCGGCGTCCCTTGTAGGCGCCGTCGGCGACCTCGAAGGTCCACTCGATGAACTGGCCGTCACCGGCCTTGGTGTCCTTCACCTGACTGCCAATGATCATCACCATGTAACGCCCACGCGGCAGAAGTTCGTAGGTGTTAACAGACGGTTCAACGGAATCCATGTCGAAGTTGATTGTAGCCATTGGTTTCGTTCCTTGTGTTTAAGATTAAACGGCTTTCGGCTTCGGAGCCAAAGCGTTCTGGAAGGCGTCCCAGGACAGCGGAATGCTATCCGGTAGACCGTAGCGGTTCTTGGCGAGGTAGGCAGGCTTCTCGGTCGTGTAGATCAACCGGTCACCCGTCGTAATTCCACGACGTGCGCTATTGTTGAAACCCACTTCCGTTTCTTTGGTGACCACACGGAAATTGCAAAAGAACACCGCGTCACACCACTCTTGGACAAGCGCGCTCGCCCGCGCCTGTAGTTTCGGCTGATACCTGTCATACGGTTCCGTCTCCGGGCTATCAAACCGTCGTATTTCGCTGTGGGCAATCAGGACCACAGCCATCCCCTTTTCGTTCCGCAGGGCCGTCAGGCCGTCCAGAATCTCCCGGAAGCAATCGGCGGCATAGATCGCGCCCTTGCCGAACGCCAGTTCCTTGGCCTCGTAGTTCGCGTTGACGTGCGCGGAGATCAGGTTCTCCAGCCAGTCGGCGCTATCAATGACCACGGTTTGATATTCGTGGTCCTCATCCACCAGGGAGCCGATCGCGTGGACAACGTCCGAGTAGGACGATGCCAAGGGGAAATGCGGCACATCCAGAAGGCCCAGGCCGTCCTCCGTCTGGATGAAGATCGGGGACGGGGCATGGGCGCCAAAAGTCGTTTTGCCCATGCCATGCGGCCCGTAGATCATTACCCTCGGCGCGCGAACCGCATGGTTCCGCTGGACCGAAGCCAGATTAAACGCCATTCGTCATGTCCTCCATCGTTGTCGTCGGTTTGATTACGCCCAGCAAATGCTTCCCGTTGCGGGTCCACCGGCCAGAGCCAGCCACCAGTTCACCCAGCGTGGGCGACCGCTGCGGCCCCAGGACCGTCCGCAGCAGCGGCCTCACGCTCTCCATATGCCGGGCTACGTTCAAGTCGTCGTCCATTATTGCGCCTCCTTCCAACGCATTATCATCTGTTTGCCCGTCATCCGCTCCGAGGGCGGATCCAGACAATCGGCAATGGCAACAATATTCTCTTCGATGCTGCCCAGTCCGCTCTCCAGCAGGTCACACTGGCTGGCCAAGGCTTGGTAGCCAGCGTTTCGGGCGCTGACCTCAAAATTGACCAAAATCATGCGAATGAGCGCCAGTCGCTTGGCCTCCTCGCGCAGGCGTTCAGCTTCGTGGCGCATCACGCAGCCTCCCGGATAATAGTGGCGGGGGACATCGAACCTTTGGATTCCGAGTCCTTGTTGGTCCCCCGCCAAACGGCCCACATCTCACGAAGTAGCCGCTTTTCGATGTATCGCAGGGCGCGCTTGTGCGCGTGCATCTTGGTGATGCCCTCGCGCGCCAGTTCGTATTCCTTGCGCTCTTTGTATAGGTCCGCATACGGGCCACGGGCGCGCACAAGACAATCTCCGATGACGTGCATCTCAGACCGGCGGCGCGGATTGTAGCCGTGGAGAAGCGCCTCCTCCGCATTGGTCCGCTTGCCCTGAGCTTTGCCGCCGATGACGGCCAGCCCCATGCGCTTCCAGACCTGCGCGACATTCCTGTAGCTGTGGAAGTCGCCAACCTCCCCGATCACCGCTGCAACGCTAGCGATGCCCAGCCCCTTGACCTCGTCCACCCAGGGCGCAATCGGCAGAGATTTTGTCGCCTTGATCAATTCCTTCTGGCACGCCTTACGATGGACCTCGATAGCATCACGCGCCGCAAAGAACCGTGGCCGCGTCATGACGACCATCATCTTGTCCGCGTCGGTGACCGGCGGGAACTTGGCGTCCTTCAGTTCGATGCCCTGTTCACGACACCGCCGAACAGCGAACCAGCGTTCCTCGGATTTGATCCGCCGCTCCATGTCCCCGACCGCGCGCTGAAGCGACCTATGCTCGCGGTGCAGGGACATGATGGCGGCTATGGTTTGGGGATCGACACAAGCGACCTGGGCAACAGGGAATAGTTGGTCGATCCCCACGTCGCCAACCGTAGTTTGGGTATCAATCGCGGCCTGGACGACGGATTGGATGGGGGAGGCAAGCGCCCTTTGGCGGTCATTGGCCCATTGGCCTCCCCCGCTGCTGACAGTCAAATCCTGGGTATCGGCGATGAGATGGTCAGCAGAATTGATCGCGTCGGGCAGGACGGATATGGGGTTCATTTCAGCTTTAGCCCGACGCACCGCCTTGCGGCGGGTAGGTGCGGAGGCATTGCTGCCCCCGTCGCTGGCAGGTGCGCTTTGGTCCGGAGACAGTTTCGCTCTGGCCAGCGAATTAGATGGGAGGACAGTTACGTCCTCCCTGGCGGCATGGCATCTTTGGTCCGAAGACAGGTGTTCATTGGCCGCCGAATTGGTGGGGATGGCATGCACCACTTGGGTGTCACAAGGGCCAAGGCCATCCCCGTCGCTGGCACCGGGGCCTTGGTCCGAAGACACTTGGTAGTTGGCCAGCGAATTGGGTGGGAGGACAGTTACGTCCTCCCTGGCGGCACGGTGTTCCTGGTCCGAAGACAAGATCGCGATGGCCGCCGAATTGGTGGGGATGACGTTGGTGCTATGGAGTTCAAAACCATGTTGGTCATCCCCGTCGCTGGCAAACACCATGTGGTCCGAAGACAGGACGTTCTTGGCCAGCGAATTGGGTGGGAGGACAGTTACGTCCTCCCTGGCGGCACCAATAGTTTGGTCCGAAGACAGATCAGGGTTGGCCGCCGAATTGGTGGGGATGGCACCCTGAGCGCGGTTTTCGCGGCGACTATGGCCATCCCCGTCGCTGGCAGGCTCGGAGTGGTCCGAAGACACCTGTCTCTTGGCCAGCGAATTGGGTGGGAGGACAGTTACGTCCTCCCTGGCGGCATGGTTACCGTGGTCCGAAGACAACCCGGTTATGGCCGCCGTATTTGTGGGGACGACACCGCTCAACTGGGCATCAAAGCCATGCTGGTCATCCCCGGTGGCAGCGCAGTATTGGTCCGAAGACACAAACCCGAGGGCCACCATCTCTTTGTGGGCGCGCATTACTGGGCACCCCGCATAATCTCTGCAATTTTCTCTTCGGTTACGCCCTGGCGAACCGTCTCCGCCTTCGACCGGCGCAACACTCGCGCAACACCATCGTAAATCCCGGCGCGCGTTTCCTCGCTGGCCGCACGGGCGCGGTGATACTCAGCAGCCGCTTCAAGATCGGCAACAGTG